GTTTGAAGGTGACCTTTTTGCGCATTTTCAACCCGCAAAAGTTCGTATTTTTGCCAATAACGGAGAGTGTATTTTAAATATTCACTGCAAAAGTAATGCGCGCGCGGAAGAGCTTTCTAAAGAACTTAATGCAAAACTTGAAGAATTTTTGGTTAAGTTAACAGTTGTTCCGGTTTATGAGATGAAAGGATGAAAGTGAAATGAAAATCTATATGGGCCCATTCCGCCAGCGCTGGGTAAGCTATGTCCATGACAAATACATGGATAAAAAATATGATAGAAGTTGGCAAGACAGTAATACTAAGTTTGAGCATTTCCTAGAAAAGCTTGAAGATGGTTTGCAGTGGCTATATAACAGTACCATTAATCGAATCTTAGACAATCGTAGTGATCAAAAAATTAAGGTTCACATTGATAAGTGGGATACATGGGGCATGGATCACACACTTTCTCATATTATTGTCCCTATGCTTAAACAACTGAATGACAATAAACATGGCTCACCGTTTGTAGATGACGAAGATGTTCCAGAAGACCTTCGTAGCACATCTGCACCACCCAAAAAAGATGAATACGACTTAGACGATAATCACTTCAAGCGTTGGGACTGGGTCATGGATGAAATGATCTGGGCTTTTGAACAGAAGCAAGATGATGACTGGGAAAGTGCTTATTACAAATATGAAGAAGATCCGTCTGGTATGTTTGGCCTAAGACTAGTATGGTCAGATGATGAAGGTCGCAAAGCACATCAAGCACGTATGACAAATGGTTTTAAACTATTTGGCAAGTATTATGAAAATTTGTGGGATTGATAAAATGAAAAATAAAGATTATGTAGTAGTGACAACAATTTCAACGTTTCATCATCGGTTTGTGATGCATAAAGATGATCTACGTAAGATGAATACAGATATAAAGGCGACAGACAAAGACCTCGCTGAGTGGGCTATGGATACTGTTGTTATGGAAGAGTGTAATGAATTTTCTCAAAAGCATCTCGGTGAGCAAATTGTTGACACATATGAGTGTGATGAGGATGAAATGTTGACATTTTTTGATCGCGATAGCTATTATTTGAGTGGATGGGATACCGATAAAAAGATCGAATGGGTTCGAAAGAATCTAAAGGCAAAAGAAATGTATTAATAAAATTCAAAATAGTTCTTGACAGTGGTTCTAGCATATGCTATTAATAATGCATAGACAGAAGAGAGAGAGAGAATTCGCATGATCGGAACTAAAATCATTTCAAACTACGGCGCTTACTACGCTCATGTAGAATCGCTCGTTGTTGACTTCACAGAAACAACTGTTACTGTTGCCCAAGAAGATGGCACAGAACAAGTCATTGAAATCAAATCAATTCGTAATGATTATATGCAGCCGACGGGTTCGCCTATCGGAACTTACTTCACTCCAGCTGACCTCTACTAAGGATATATGATGAAATACGCGACAACACAATCGGAACGCCTAGCTCTTATCAAAGAAGTTGCAGAGCGCAAAAAGAAAATGGTAGCTATCAAGAAAAAATCTAGTGCTACTATTCTTAAAATGAAAGCTGCAGCAAAACCTATGCGAAGTTTTGTTGAGACTCCTGATGATAGTTCAAAAAATCCAAACTATTACACTGATGCATCTAAGTATGCAAGCGAGTATTACGGAGACACGTTTCGTGAAACGACCAAGTTTGACAGCCCATTTTCAAATGGCGACTGGGATTAATGCTTGATAAGCAAGTCGCTAATGTCATTAAAGATAATATGAACATGATGGTTCCGTTTTATCTTATGGCTTCATATGCGTATTATGTCGATGACGATCCTATATTGACTGATGGATTTTATGACAATCTTTCTAAAATCATTTACAAAGAATGGGACAATATCGCACATCGACATAAAGATGCAATAGATAAGGATGCACTAAAAGCAGGTAGCTTTTTAGGAAAGTATCCAAGCATTATTAAAGACGCTTTACAAAGCTTTCGCGATAGTGTAAAATAAAACCATACAAACATCTCACTAAAAAATAAAGGAATATAATATGAAGAACTTGAGTTCAGCAAAGGAATTGGAATTGCTTGCGGAGAATATCCGCAAAGAGATTCGAATTAAAATGATTGAAGAGCTACAGTCAGGAACGCGAGTTGTTACATTCACAAAGGTGAATGGTGAGCAACGTGAAATGACTTGCACATTGGATGAAAATCTTATTCCGGACCCAATTGAGATCAAAGCCTCTAAATCTCCTAAACCTGTAAATGAAGAAGTGCTTCCTGTGTGGGATACAACAGCACAAGGCTGGCGCTCATTTCGTATTGATAGTGTGATTTCTTTCTCATGAATTGGTTGACATATATCAAATATATGTGTATACTTAAATGGAACTCGCTCTTTCGTAAGAAGGAAGAGCGAGGCAACATTTACATATATGAACAAGACCTAGAGGACAAATAATATGGATCTAGTTACAGTATGTTTTGTTATTTCGGGTGCAATCTGTTGCTTTATGATAGGTTATAATTATGCAAAAAAATCAGAAGTACAGACGATAAACAATACAATCACATATCTGTGTGACGAAGGGTTTATCAATTATTACACAACGGCTGACAACGAAATCGAAATCGTTAAGTTGAATGGAGACCTAGACAATGGCGAAGAAAAAGAAGATACTTCCTCGTAAAATCAAAACGGGTATTGCTGCCGCGCCAACGGATTCTTTTCACTGGTTTGCGTCTCATATTCGTATGGATGTTGACAAGAAAGATATCGCTGTTGTCTTAAAGGACTACATCAAGTCCAACTACACTGGAAAGGAACGGACGCTCTTGTTGTCTGCTCCTGACTATATGTATGGTGGCGAAGCTGGCGTTTGCGCTACTATCGCTTGGAAGAACCTCGGTAATGAGTGGGACGCTAAGTGGAATGGCACAAAGCATATTGAATCATATATCGCGCGTGTGCGTGAAGCTGCAAACAAGAAAGCAGAACTGAAAGAAGACGCTGTTGTTGTTTTGAACAAAAAGTCTCCTATGGAGATTGTCAAAGAAAAATCATCTGAATTCATCGCGTGTATTGAAGAAATTTTAGATATGTTTGGTACTGGTGATATTTTTGTTGACTGGAAGAACTATTCCGTGTATAATGAAATGGTTAAAGCAGAGTTGAATGCAATCTCTGCTAAGCACGTTCTTGACTATTACACACCTCTTTTGAATGAAATGAATGAATTGGTTAATGACAAGTCGGATGATCTTGTCGAAGCTTATTCTCATTGGTCAGTTCCAGAGCGCAAACAGTTTCTCAAGATTGTTTCAACGATTGTTGATGATGCCGAGAAATATGTTATGTCAAAGAAAGCGACACGTAAACCTACAAAGCCTCGTGTTAAGTCTGCAGACAAACAGGTTCTGAAACTAAACTATCTGAAAGACTCAGCTGAATATAAGTTGGCGTCTATCAACCCCGCATTGATTGTTGGTGCTGCAAGGCTCTATACTTTTAATGTGAAAACAAGAATGCTAACCGAATACATCACAGAACGCTCTGGTGGCCTTGAAGTCAAAGGCAGCACAGTATATGGCATTGATGCAGAACGTTCACGCGGTATTCGTTTGCGTAAACCAGAAGAACACCTATCTGTTTTTCAAACTAAAACTCCCACAGCTATTAATAAGTTTTGGGGAACACTAACAACAAAGACTGTTGACAACATCAATGGTCGCATTAATAAGGATACCATTATATTGAGGGTGCTCAACAAATGAGTGAGTTTTTAACAAAAGCTGAATTCGCAAAGCTTATCGAAAAGACAGTGATTGAACAAAAGAATTCTTATATGGATGTTGTGCTTGACCTATGCGAAAAGCATGGCATTGATCCAGAAGATTGCAAGAAGTTTATCTCTGCTCCAATCCTCGGTAAGCTTGAAGCCGAAGCAATGCAATTAAATTTGATTCCACGTGGGAATCAGCTAGATTTTGAGTAAAAACGTATATATAGTGGTGTGCATCTTCTTTGATGTATGATACAATGATATACACTGCAATACAAAACATACAACGCAATACAAGGAAATACAAATGTCTTTTGCAAATCTAAAACGTAATCGTGGCTCTGTTGATAAACTCGTAGCCGCAGCCGAAGCCGCAGGTGGTGGCAATAACAAGAGCTACAAAGATGAACGCAAGTGGCGTCCTACAGTAGACAAAGCAGGAAATGGCTACGCTATTCTGCGCTTCCTTCCAGCAAGTGAAGGTCAAGACCTACCATTCGTAAAATACTGGGATCACGGCTTTAAGGGCCCGACTGGTAAATGGTATATTGAAAAATCTCTCACAACAATCGGTCAGGAAGATCCAGTTGGTGAGTTGAATTCATATCTCTGGAACTTGGTTGATGACGATAAGTCACCTTCACGTAAACAAGCACGTGATCAGAAGCGCCGTCTTCACTATGCATCAAATGTTTTGGTCGTATCTGACCCAAGCAATCCTGCAAACGAAGGTAAAGTATTCATCTATGAATATGGTAAGAAAATCTTTGATAAAGTTATGGATGCAATGCAGCCACAATTTGATGATGAAGATCCAATCAACCCATTCGACTTCTGGGCTGGTGCTGATTTCAAACTAAAAATTCGTCAAGTTGAAGGTTATCGCAACTATGACAAATCAGAGTTTGCATCTCCATCCACTCTAAGTGAGGATGATGAATATCTTGAAGGTATTTACAACTCTCTCCACAATCTTGGAGAGTATACTGACCCAGCAACATTCAAATCATATGATGAATTGAAAAAGAAACTGGACAGTGTTCTTGGTAATACGTCTCAACCCACAATGCAGCAACAATCACAAATGAATGCAGAAGCGCCAGCGCCTATGCATCGTGAAATGCCTGCACAGACTCTTGAGGAGTCAATCTCTCAGACAGATGACTCTGGAGAAGAGGAAGAAGACACAATGTCATACTTTGCTAAGTTGGCAGCATCATAAGTTTTACATGTAACCACGTTACAATGTGATGGAAAGCCGGTAGTCCTAGTGATTACCGGCTTTTGCTTTATCTGGGTCCTGTTACTCCAAGTGCAAGACCCCCATCAAGTAAATCTACAGTAGCTCCTCTTGGCATCACAATACCCGAGTTATTTGTTACTGTTGTGCTATTATCGTCCATAGAGACGTTTCCACCAGCCATTCTGTTAATCCCATCACGGATATCTTTTAGATGTCTTAACATTTCATCTTGTTGCATAAGCGCTTCTGTTGATTCTGTTAATGTTCCACCTGATCTTCTAACACCAGCTTCTGCATTGGTAATGGATTCAACAATAGATCCATCAGCCATTTTAATTCTAGGTTCTACGGCACCAAGTGTTTTTACAGGATCTGTAACACCAAGTGCTATTCTTAATTTATTAATACCTTCTGATACAACTTCAATGTTTTCTGGTTTAATATTTTTAAGACCACCACCAAAATCAATCTTATCTCTACCAAATGCTTTCCAGCCTCTAGGGTCAAATGGTTCTGGATTATCACCAGTCAAGTGTGGCCACATTGAGAGAACACCACCTAGGTCCTTTACCATTTTTGATAAATTGGATGATGCTTTTTCGCCACTCAGATTTGATAAGTTTTGAAATGCCATAGCAAAGTTATTAATTGCATCACCAAATGATCCCATCTTTTCAATGAGTGATTGATCAACAGTTTTTATCGGGTCGAGTGCTCTGATAATTTGAGAGATTGCACCTTTGTCCTCACCTTCGCCAAAGCTGGTTCCGAAGATCCAATTTACAGCACCTTGGATTGCATCCTTTGCATTTGAGTAGATGTTACCAATCTCACCCAGGCCTTGTGCACCGAAGAAAGCTGCCATCCCAGCGCCTAGACTTAATAGACCACCGCCAATTTTCTTATTGCTAATTTCGACAAGACGATCAATTGCATCTGGTGTGATTGCTAAGATTGAATCATTAAACATGCGCATAACGGATACAAATCCGTCGCCACCAGTTGGTAGCTTATTAATTACATCAACAATCTTACCGCCAGCGGCAAGACCGATAAACAAACCAGAGATACCAGCACCAACGCCGGTCATAATTGCAGCAATACCAAGTGCACCTGATACACCTGCTCCAGCTCCAGCCAATAGACCAGCAGCTGTTGATGCACCGACGATAATAGCAAGAGCTTTTACAGATTTTTCATCTAAAACTCCCATAGAATCATTGAACATACTAAATGCAGATTTTAAACCACCGCCGTCGGCGCCTGCAGTCTTTTGAAGCCATGTTATTCCTGCATCACCAGCTGCCAGACCTGTCATAAATCCAGCGATACCAGCGCCGATGCCTGCCATATTAGCTGCAATATTAGCTGCAGCCTTTGGACCTTTACCTACAACAGCCAATCCAGTAGCAGCGCCTAAAATTCCAACCAATGCAGTTGCCGCAGCTGGTGTGAGCGCTCCAATTGAATCAGAGAAGCCAGTTAATATAGACTTCATTCCACCAAAGTCCATGCTCATACCTAAAGCGGAAGCCCCTTCGATAAGTTGATCGCCTAGAAGTAAACCGCCTAGGAAGGCAGTGATACCAATGCCCATAGCACCTAACGCTATAGCAGCTGATTTGCCGTCACCTTTAATTCCAGCCAGAGCACTTATTCCCATAAGCCCAGCCATTACGGTTATCGCTTCTGGTTTCATTGACATAATCATGCCAGAGAATCCGCCTAATGCAGATTTCATACCATCAAAATTTAGATCACCGCCAAGAGCTTTTACCCCACTGAAGATTAGATCACCTGCTAATAAACCTCCAAGAAATGCACTAATAGCAAATCCCATTGTGCCAAGACCTTTAGCAGCCTTTGTACCACCAACGGCAGAGATACCCATCATCCCGCCAAGAACTACTAATGCTTTTGGATCCATTTCAAGAATGATATTAGTAAAACCAATTGCAGCCTCTTTGAGTTTGCCGAAATCCATACTAACATCTAACCACTTCATTGCAGCATCACCAGCAATGAGACCGCCAAAGAAAGCAGGAAGTGCTAGCCCTAATCCAGCAATTCCCGCAGCGCCACCAAGCATTCTTCCACCAAGGCCACCTAACATACCAGCTAATAAACCGCCAGAATTTCCTGCCGATGCAGAAGCGCCTGCCGATCTTACATTACCCGCAGTAGCGGTAGAACCTTTATTATTTAAAAACTTTAATCGGGCCTTTTCATCTCGTTCAGCAGATGCAGTAATTTTATCGGCAATGCTTTGCATAACCGATTTAGTTTCTCGCTGCTCATCAACCATACTAATTAATGTATTGTTGACCTCTGTTAGGGTAATAGCCATGCGTTATCCTTGTTGCATCTGTTGTTGCTGTAGCTTCAAATCCTCAATTAACATAGCAAGGTAGATTTCCCTCTCCCATGGAATCATCATATCCAGATCACTTAAAGAATAATGATGTTTTTCCATTAACTGGTAGTTGGACTGGTAATAATTCATTAGGGTTTCATGAGAAAGGTTTATTAAAAAAAATCTTGAATTCCTTGTAGTGTGTAATTATTTTCATGCTTACACTTTTCACATTTAAACTCAACATCCTTTGATAGTTTAGGTAAATCATCAACAAAGGCCATAATCTTTTTAAACTGATCACTATTCAAATTATCAATAAACTGTGTTTTTTCTTCATCTGTTTCATTATCAAACGTAATTGCTTCATCTTCAGTAAGAAGTTTATCTAAACTTGCCATAGCCAAATCTAAAATAAGACCTGTTGCTGTGACTTTTTCTTCTTTTTGAATAGATTCCAACATATGATTATATCTTGGATATCTAAGCTTTAATGTATATTTGTCGTTTAAAACAATATCTTCAATCTTTTTTACTTCTGGTGTTGGAATCTCTTCTAGATTAACAGATACTTCGTTATCTGCTTTACATTCCTGACAGGATAGAATAATATCAGCTGATTCACCAGCAGATTTCGATCTAATTTTAGTAAAGATATATTCAACATCAAATGTTGTTAAAGAATTTGGATTAATATCTTCTTCTAAACATGATGTAATAGTATCAACCATTGCCTTGAGAATTAGTTCTTGGTCCTGTGATTCCATAGCCATCAAAAGAATTTTTTGTTCTTTCACATAAAATGGTCTATAGAAAACTTCCCTTTTCATAGAGGGAATAGTTACTTTATATTTTGGTGATTCATTAATTTTAGGCAGTGCCATAGTGTAAGTGCTCCAATTATTTAATTCGCTTCCAATTTTGATACGAGAGATCAATGGAAATTTCTACAGTGGTGTCAGACGATGCATCAGTTAAGTCAATGCCATTCATAGTGACGGGAAAGGCTTTTTCAAGTTCAACGCCATATATGACATTCGCTCCTGAAAATGATTCAATGTCGATATTGATATCTAATCCAAATACATTAAAAGTTCTGTCAAAGAGTTGTATTGACTCACCCTTCTTCATCTGATATATTTTTACACTGTATTTATATTCATCTGCATAAGATATCTGTTGGTTGTTTTGGTTCACAACTAGATTCTGCCACGCATCAAAGTATGCTTTTGCTTTGTAATCATTTAAAACGTGAAATGATAGACCAACATCTGCGTTTGCGTATCCGTTAGCAATCTTTTGATTTACAATTCCAATCTGACGATCTTGTGTTAGAATTTGTCTACCTGGAAGTCTTGCGACTCTGCATAGCGCATTTCTCTCACGCGCAGAGAAGTTGCTTCCTGGAATGTTAGGAAGTTGAACCATGTATTGATTAGCAAGAGCTAATCCACCACCTGCGGATACCTGTGATTTGAACTCTTCGATACTAGCCATTCATTATTCTCCTAGAATCTTTCCAAATCTCGGTTTTGCTTGCTTTTTGGAAATCTGCGGTTGGTAAGAAAGTTGCAATCTCCCACTCTGGTGCTTCAACCAAGGCAAGTTTAGAGCGCAGATGTTTTGATAGATAATGCTTCACACAAGGTTTGAAATACTTCATCTTCGAAGCTTTTTGTAGCATTTCATATGATAATTCAAACTTAGTAGTCTCATCATATCTTTTATTGTTTGTAATATTCATTAACTCGTCAAGGAATTTTGCTCTTAGTGCTAATGGAAGATAGTGTAGATTGAGTCCTAAGAATCCATCTTTTGCTGGTCCAATGACAATAACAAGAGGAAATGAGTCATAATAAGGAAGCGTCTTTTTATGTTTTGGGTCATAGAAAAACATATACATGTTTCCCACACCATGCGAACCACGATTTCGTAGCTTCACTGGTTCCTCTTTCATTAAAGAATTGCGATCAACCTTTCCCATGGCTCCAGCTTTTTTGCGGAACCAATCACGAGATTCTTTTGTTCTTAAAGTAAGGCCCTTGCGGAACGCTTCAATTTCTAATTTGTGGAAGAGATTGCTCATCTATAATACCCATATTTCATAATCATATTTATACCTTTTTCTTTGACTTTTTATATGGCTTCAGGGGTTTTGTTGATTTGGGTTTAATGCCCATCTTATGTAGCGTGTCTTCTGTCCAGATTTGAAATCCCCAACCTCTGTCTGCAGCATACTCTTGTGCGGCAGCCCACTTATTCATATTCTTCACATATGTTAAGCCTTCGTTTATATATCTCTTTGTCTTGCGACCATTGAACGCTGGAGGCTTTGTCTCTTTGTCTGGTTTTATTTCGACAAGAAGAGTCTTACCATCTTTGAATGTTATTTTGAGATCCATAAAGTATCTATGATATCTCTTATCAACGTCATAGACATATGGAATAACAACTTCCTCGCTTGACCAAGATGCAATATCTGGATTTGCATCACACCATTGAAAGCAGTATTTTTCCCACAATGATCTATAAACAACTTTCGTATGATCACCAGAGTACTTCTTTGTATTTTTAACTCTGTATTTTCCAGAATAAGCCATAAGTTTCCATATAAATAACGATAAGAATTCCTAATATTTATAAGGTTCACAATGAGATATCCACTAAGCGATACAGAGCAATATCAAGGCAAGATTATGTTCACGCCTGTCCAAGAGAACTATGTTGATGTGCCTAAAACTGCAACATCTACTGTATCAGAGGCATCGAATGTTTTAAGCCAGTTTAGCACAAGTGGCGTGTCAACTGGATCAGTATCAGATGCATTCGGGAGTGGGAACTCATATACACAAGCCCCGCCAAAGAAACAAGTAAGTAGACTAGCGCCATCTGGTCCAGTTACATTGTATCTTCCACAGGCAATTAACGTCTCAGATCAAGTAAGTTATGAAAGAATTGACTTAGGAACAATTGGTGCTGTTGGTGCTGCCGCATTAAAATCTGGCAGAAGCTTGCTTGGAAGCGCATATGATGCTGGCTCACAAACAGGCAAAAGTATGATGGATTTCATTACAAATCCTTCTGGAATGCGCAGCGAACTCGCATCACTTGCTGCAGTCAGACTTGCTCCTGGTGGTGTTGCTTCTGGCGCTGCAAAGTCCGTACTAGGTGTAACTGTTAACCCAAATACAAAATCACTATTTCGTGGAGTTGAACTAAGAACTTTTGGATTCACATTTAAAATGATTGCGTCTTCAGCGGCAGAAGCGCAGTCAATTGAAGATATTGTTAAGTCATTTAGAACGGAACTATATCCCGAAACAATCAATGCTAATCCAGAATTCTTTAATGTGCCAATCGGTTATCAATTCCCGAATAAGTATAGAATCACAATGATGTATGGTGGCAAAGTTCTTCCTATTAAGTTTCTTGACTCAAATCTTATCTCAGTTCAAACAACATATAACCCCTCAAGTATGGGCTGGCATGCCGATGGCAAACCTTCAGAAGTTGATTTGACTTTAGCATTCGGCGAACCAAGAACACTATCGAAACAAGATATCGCGGCAGGTTACTAATGTATTTCAGCAACTTTACAAAAACGTCATACAAATTTGGCAATGAGACATACAATACTCAATTTCAAAATATTCTAACGTATGTTGATATTATCGATGATATAAAAGACAACTTAGATTTCTATGAGATTTATACTATTCAAAATGAAAGACCAGATCAGCTTTCATATAAACTATACGACACTGCAGAATTCTATTGGACATTCTTCTTAATGAATGATCATATTAGACGACAAGGCTGGCCGATGGTCGGTCAACAGATTGAAGCAAGAGCTAAGGACGTTTTCTCTGGAACAACAGTTACAACAAAAGATCCACTCCAAAATGTTTTTGCCATCGGAGAAACTGTTATCGGTGTTACAAGTGCCGTAACGGGAACCATATCGCGAAGAAAGGCTGACTTAGGTCAGATTATTGTTAGCGGAACAAAGGCATTTAGAACAGATGAACTTTTAGAAGATCAGAATGGCAATCGCGTTTTGATTGATTCTGTTTCGGAGGAATATAACTCAGCAAAAATGTATGTCGATGGTGATGGTCTTTATGCTGATATTGATCCGTCAGTTGGGCCTGGTGTGCTTCTTACAGAAATGACTTATATAGACTTTTATAAAGAAGAAAATGATAAGCTAAAAGAAATTCGAGTAATCAAGCCGACTGCAATTAACTCTGTTGTATCTGCTTTCAAAGAAGCGGTGCGTAACGCATAATGTCAGAAGATAGATTAATCATAGAAAAGGCAATCATTAGCGATCCTGAAGGATTGTTAGTGTTTGAGATTGAAAATATCATTACTGATATTGAAATCTTTGAACATATTGACAAACCTTATTTGACTGGTCTTGTAAGTTTTCTTGACACTGCAGGCATATATGATAAGATTAAGTTTAGGGGCGTTGAATCATTCTATCTTGCATTAAGATATCCAGAAGATGAAACAGCAACAGTTAACAGAAACTTTATCATTAGTGGCATCGTTGATGCCGCGAAGAACAACGATAAAAGCGAATTGATCACATTCCAGATGGTTGAAGAGAGTGCATTTATATCTACATTATTGAATGTGAATAAAGCATATGAAGGATCAGGTCGTGAGATTATCGAAAAGATTTTCCTTGATCACTTTGATGAATATTCTCTGAGTGAAGCAGATGAAACTGAACAAGCATCAACGCTTAAAGTTGTGGTTCCAAACATGACTCCTATGGAAGCTTGCAATTGGATTAAAGATAGAACGACTGACTTTTTCGGCTCACCATTTTACTTATTTTCCACGCTTGGAAACTATAACAAGGTTCACTTTCTTTCACTATCGAAAATGCTTGATCAGTCTGGTGGCAATACAGAATACGTTTACAGCCAAAATGCTACAGGCACACAAGATAGAGAAGCTAAAAAATATATTATTCAAAACTATCAGACACAAGCTGCACCTAATATTAGCAAGGTTATTGCAAAAGGTCTTGTTGGGGCAGAGTATAGTTTTTGGGATACGACAAACGCTAATCCCAGACCAATGAAGTATGATGTTATTAATCAGTTTGCACTTACATCTAATCTTGAGCCAGAGTCATTTGTTTTTAATACAAACTATGTGTATAAAAATCAGAAGTTGAATACGATTAAATCCAAAAAGATATATAATATTGCAACATCGTATTCGTATGAAAATCATCAATCTATTCGAGAACCCGATTCCTGGAACAACAACGTAAACGCAAGAGCATTGCGCCACATTATCACAAGTAACGCTATAGATATATCTGTTTCCGGAAGAAATTTTCTTATTGCAAATTCCAATAAAACTCTTGGCAACATCATTAGATTAAGATTTTTGAATAACGATATTGGCGATGACGGAACAGATATAAGTCAATCGACAGATCAAATGAAGTCAGGCAAGCACCTAATCTATGCAGCAAGACATATTATCAGAAAAGAGCGATATGATGTTACATTTAGTTGCGTTAAGTTAGAGAACACAAAATGAGTTTAAAAACTGTAAATGACGGATATTACGGCGACGAAACTCGTTGGTTTGTTGGCATTGTCGAAAGTGTTAATGACCCACTCAAGCAAGGTAGAGTGAGAGTCAGGATCTTCGGTGTTCACTCAGCAAATACAAGTGAGATTCCAAATGATGCCTTACCTTGGGCACAATGTGTTGCTCCAATTACGCATGGTGGCACTTCAGGTATTAACGGAACTCCAGTTGGTATTAAGCCGTATGCCCAAGTATTTGGTATGTTCCTTGACGGAAAGCACTCACAGTTACCAATAGTTTTAGGTTCTATTCCAAGAGTTGATGGTCCAAATCCTTCAGTGTCGGGCGGACGTGGACTTAAAAATCCTATTCCAGGTATGGTACAGCCAACATCAAATGGTCAGGTGCATTATAGCGGAACACGATCTACGCAACAATATAACTTTGAGGGAGGATCAAATCCCGAAAGAGTTTATAACCTATTAGAAGAAGCTTTTAGAACAGATTTTAAATATTCAAACTCAAAAGAACTTGCAGCGGGATTCGTCGGCAACTTTATGGTTGAATCATACACGCGAATGGATCCTCTTGCATATAACAACGCAGGTGGTGGCAAAGGCGCTCATGGTATTGCTCAATGGAGAGCAGATAGATATGATAATCTATTGAAATTTGCTTCTGCAGAAAAGGTAGAACTATTAGAAAACTCTGGTGGATTTAAAGTCCCTGATATTAAAACGCAAGCAGGCTTCGTTGTCCATGAACTTAAAACTGTAGGTTGGCTCAGATTCTCCAAATGGGCTCCGGCAGCAACGACGGCTAGATTAGCTGCAGATAGAGTTGAAAGATGGTATGAAAGATCCAATATTGAGTTGGCAAATGAATCGTTTGAGAAAAGATATTTAGATCCACACATTGCAAAACGTATAGACTATGCGGCTGATGCTTTTAATACATTTGCACACAAAGTATCATCTGCTCCTGTTTCGCCACCATCAAATGCACAATAAGGTTAAATAATGTCAACATTCTTTAAAGATAAACTAAAGAGTCAGTTAGGCGGCATCAAGGCGCAAATTAATACACCAGATACTCTTTCTGGTTTAGACAAAGCGCAACGTGGCTTTGCGTCTCTTAATACAAGTGTCGTTGGTAGTGTTGCTGGTCAAGTCAACAATGGCGTCAAGTCATTAAGTTCAATCACTGGTGATTTTCCTATTGCCGATGTTTCAACTAAGTCAAAGATTGAACTTAAGAATGCTACTACTGTTCCCCAAAATCTACAAACTGCAATGGGAAATCTTCAAAACACTCCCGCAGAGTTAACTGAAACTTTACCCGGTGTTGGTTCAAAGGTTAAAAAGAATCTTAGCAGCGCTGAAAACGATATTGCAAATTCATTGACGGGAACTACTGTGGCACCTACATTTAATAACATATGCGTTGCATTGCCTACGGCTGCAGGCATTGCCGCTGGTATGGCAGCATTGTCTCCAGAAATTACGTCTAACGATATAAAAGGAACTATCGAATCTGCAGTAGGTGATTTTAATCCAGCGCTCAAGGCAGAATTGCCGCAGATTGACGATTTTCTATCTGGATCAATTAATCTTAAAATTGATGCCGATCTATCAAAACTTACCGGTGGCATTACATCTGGCATTGGCGATGTGCTCGGAAGTATTACTGGCTTGCCTATACTTGATACGCTTCATAAAATGAATAATTCAGTATCACAAATTTCAACAGGATTTAATCTGCCAGCAAACTCATTCTCTAAAAATGTAGCGGCTGATGTTCTTACAGCATTTTCCAATAATGATTTGTCAGGTGCGTTTGATGCAATTAAGGGTCAAGCAGTTGGTTTAGCTTTAAGTGAAATTGAAGACAAACTTGGTGGATTTCAGCAAACTTTAGGCAGTGTCTCATCGATGTTAACATCAACTCCACCTGATGCAGCAAGTGCGGTTGTTTCTACAAATCCAATTTCAACAATGGGCAATACGACAGCGCAGGAAACAACAATCAACAGCCTTGAAGAGTTTACTGCCGAACTTGCAGGTAACTCACGTGATGTTGACAAAGTTGTATTCTATTGGACTGGATCGACACTAAATCCTGATTATAGACTCAAAGATAAATTAGATCAAAAAGAAGGTCTTGGCTACCCGCGTGACCCAGAATGGCACTATTATATTTGGGGTGATGGAACTATCGAACGCGGTATTCCTATTGGTAAACCCGGTCCAGATCCTGACATAACATCTCCCAAAAGTATTGATATTATCGTTGCTGGCGGTTCCTTTGACGATGGTGCAACATATACGCAAGATGCAGTTACTCAGCAAACAAAAGAATCTGCAAAAAGACTTATTGCGACAATATATAGTGTGTATCCCGGAATAAAAATGTTTACTGCAGCCGAATATCCTGATTATGAAGGATGGGAAGAAGCTAACCGTCTTGCGCCTGGTTTCGATCTTGATACCTTTATCGAAAACAAATTGGGTAAAAGTAACGTCAAACAACCTGTGCCACAGAAGCCAGCAGATAACAAAGAGCTTGGGCTTCCAACAGGCAAAGGTGATGTAAAATACGCGTATACTAATAAAACAACACGGGATGGATATATTCAGCCTCAGCTTATGGCAATACTTGAAAATGCATCTGCCGCGACTGGGTTTAAGATTCGTATCACAAGCGGAGGACAGCTGCCGGGACAGGGAACAGGTTCTGTTAGACATAACTACGGTTGGGCTGCAGACTTACGAGTTTTTAATGCAAACGGAGAAAGAGTCAACTTTGCAGTAGATAAACTTCCACAAGATACTTTAAAGTTTGTTAAATATTTGGCATCACAAGGTATCACGGGCATGGGCGCTGGTTCTGGATATATGGCAGGGAATCTTCATGTTGATATTTCTTGGGGTAGAAATCCTGGCACAGAGCCGTTTAGATATTGGGGCAAAAAGGGCGGCCGCTGGTCAGAATGGCTAGAAGACGTAATGGGAACAAATAGGTTGAACACATGAGTAATAGACTTGACGAATTAGATCCTCGCAATGACGGTTCTGGAAATTTAGCGTTTGGCGATCAATCAGGCAAATACCCTAAAGAGTCGTATGAGAATGCATCATCCGTAAACCACTCTGCTAAACAAAGTGTTTCTGTAAATGAGTTGAATATCAGCGGAACTACTGCAGGTGTTGACTTAGGAAAATACCGTGGCGGTATCGAATCTGCTTATCCACTGAATCAAGTGATTGAAACTGAGAGTGGACACGTTATCGAATATAATGATACTCCTGGTTCAGAAAGAATTCTAATTAAACATGCTGATGGATCAGGCGTTGATATGCGACCAGATGGTAGCATTATCGTCGTTGCTCAAGGTGATGGATTAGTAGAAGTCGCTACCGGTGGCCATAAAATGGTAATCACTGGAGATGGACAACTCAATTACTCTGGCAATCTTACATTGAATGTCGGCGGGGACTTTAACGTAAATGTCGGGGGTTCATATAACGTTCAAGCAAAAGACGAAACAAAGACAATCAAAGGTCCGTCAAGGGACCTGTATTATGGAAGCAAATATACTTCAATCGTCGGCAGCAGACAAGACACGTATACCGGAAGCTACACGAATACAACAATGGGAAGTATCACACAATTTGCAAAAGTAGATTACAAACTTGCAGCTGGTGGTAGTGCTACTGTTGCAGCAAAGGGTGCGATTGCAACTACATCCGAAGCTCAGATTGTTCAATCAGCTCCTGATATTAATATTGCAGCCGAAAGCATTTCAGTATTTGGTGCATCAGGTAATATCGGCGGTGAAAACGTTATTATGCACAGCTATAACTCATATGTTGGACACAGCTTATGGGCTGGAGAAACTGTTAATACGAAAACCGTAACAGCAACTCAAACAATGAATGCTATTTCATTTAGTGGCGATCTATTTGGAACGGCTTCAGCTGCTCTTGCCGCAAACGTTGCTGCAGCAACAGGCGGTGGTGGCGCTTCACAATCATCTGGAAGTGATGCATCATTCGATACAACGGGACAAACGGCAAAAGCAACGACCGCAGTTATGACCGAATATCTAACAAAGGGTGCATATGGTATTAAGACTGTTACGATTGATAAAGGCGATCATCTTAAAAATGCATTTGATAAATCAGCCGATACTGGGTACGTTTCAAGAGAAACTCTAACGACCCAAGAAGTTCGTGCAAGAAAAAGAGATACAGGACACCACGCAAACCAGAAGTTTAATAATTATCAAGTGTCTACTGGTAATATGAATCCTAAACATTCTGATACTGTTCCAGCTGAAGTTATTGAAACACGTGACCCTAAACAACTTACTGTAACACCAAGATCAACTGTTTCAAGTTCAAGTGACCCAACAGCAAGAGTCATTGCATCGGTTAATACGCAAACTGCTATTGTTCCAGATACACAATACGATCCAAATGGCGTTCTAAACGTTACTTCAAGTACATTGCTTGTGGCAGGCATTTCATTAAGTCAGTTCTTATATGGCAAAGGCGATCCAGGAAAGCTTGATCCTTCTAAAACATTGAATGAAAAAATTCAGATGCTTAGAAATTTATATCCTCAAGCGGAGTTTGTAAGCAGAATTCGAAAAGATAAAGAAGAGTTTAAGGGATATAACTTAGAGATCATTGAAGGCATCTATGTAAAGAATGGTGTTGAGATCATCACCTCAGGTGGACTCCTCGATTTAAGAACAAAAGGTCGTGCCGTTGTATACGAACTAACCGGACTAGATGGCGCTGTTGATATCGATAAAACATTCGAACTTGCAACTTGGATCGTAAAAAATATCAAGTTTGAAAAAATGATTCTTGACTATGATACATATGATCCATCTGGTGATTTGAATGTTCAGATTGTTCTTATTATGCCTTCTATTCCAAAAGATTGGAAAGCAACCTATGCTATGACTGTTGAAACAATGTTCAATGGTAAGGTTCAAGGTAAAGAGATTATGATGCTTGCAACTGAACCTAAAAATGCTCCATCACCTGAAGACGCTAATGAAGAACCAGCGGAAGATATTAGCGATGACGGTAGTGAACCAGATGAAGAAGCAGGCAATGCATATCCATTTATTCACCCAGAAGATCAAATTGGTCCAATTCATACATTTAACACTGGTGATTCTAGGATTGATTATGTCAATAGCTTCAAAAGGCCATTTCATCTTCCAGCTCAGGAGGGCGATTATGTTGTTACCAGAACCAATGATGATAACGGCTCAATCATAATTTACGTGTGGCAGGATACCGACAAGCTTTGGTTCCCATTCACGATTCCTAATTATAAAGCCAGTGGTGGTGAAGTTCCATTCGAAAACTTAAACTTTATTAAGAGATACCCATCTTAAAACTATATAAATACTTCAAAGATTAGGAAGTAAAATGGCTAGAAAATATTTCTCAATAGAGGACGGCGATCTACAAACTAGAAGTCTTGTTACTTCTAGGAATAGATTGTATTCAGATATTGATTTGACATTTGCTAAAAAAGCATCTGGTGATGTTTACAAGAAAAATGATGCTGCGGCAGTAAAGCAGGCGGTTAAAAACTTGTTGCTTACAGACTTAGGTGAGAAGCCGTTTAATCCATATTTCGGCGGTGGCTTAAATGCGCTTCTTTTTGAACTTGCCGATGATGAGAGTAATGTTTTGATTGCGGATCAAGTTGCATTTGCACTAGAAAACTTCGAACCGAGAGCTAAGCTTATTTCAGTTTCTCCTAATGTTCAACCAGATAGAAACACTGCAAGAGTCCAGATTGTATTTCAAATTATAAATACATCCGAGGAAGTGACTTTTGAAACAACAATTACAAGGCTAAGATAATATGGCAGTTAGTATTAAATCAACAGACCTTGATTTTAATAGAATCAAAGAGCAACTAAAAACACACTTTCTTGCCAGTAATGAATTTGCTGACTATGACTTTGAAGCATCTGGTCTATCAAATATTCTTGACGTTCTAGCGTATAACACCCACTATAATGCTTTGATTGCAAACTTTGCATTGAATGAATCATTCCTCACAACAGCACAACTTAGAAGTTCTGTTCTAGCTATTTCAGAATCTCTTGGTTATATCCCAAGATCAAAAACTGCAGCATATGCCACTGTGAATTTGTCAGTAAGCGTTACAAGCTCAAGTAGACCTGGAACACTAACATTACCAGCTGGTTCACAGTTCACTTCAACAGTTGAGGATGTATCATATATTTTCCAGACTATTGAAGATCATATTGCTGTTGACAATGGATCTGGATTCTATCAGTTCTTAACATCTAGTGGATCTCCAACAATCTATATCTATGAAGGCGTATTTAGAACAAAAACATTTATTGCTGATTCAACATCTACACCGGTTTATATTATTCCAGATGATACTATGGATACATCAACTGCGAAAGTTCAGGTTTATGCGTCTAGAAATGCAGAACTTTTTGAAACTTATCTTCCTTTGGCATCCGCCCAGAACGTAACCGCGGACACGCGATATTATACACTAAGAGAAGCGCCTAACGGAAGCTATGAAATCACATTCGGTGATGGGATCACGACAGGTAAAACGCCTCAAGCTGGCGAAGTTATTCGAGTAACATATCTTTCAACAAGTAATGTTGCAGCAAATGGTGCTAGAGACTTTGTTTCACAAAGTGAAATAACTGTTGATGATACAGATTATGCTATTGCAGTTAGTACACTTTCAAGAGCAGCTGGTGGTTCAGACAAAGAATCAATTAAATCTATTAAAGCAAATGCACCAATTTCATATGCATCACAAAACAGACTTGTTACTGCAAATGACTACATTGCACTTATCACGAGAACGTTCGGAAGCTTTCTTGATGATGTTACTGCATGGGGCGGAGAAGATAACGTTCCAGCCGATTTCGGTAATGTATATGTGTCTTTGAAGTTTATTGAGAATACGACAGAAGCGGTAAAGCAGGTTGTGAAAGATGGAATCGTATCGAATCTATCAGACACCCTTTCTATCATGTCTATTGATACTAAGTTTACAGATGCAGTCACAACTTATATTGAAACTGAAACATTCTTTAACTTTGATCCATCACTAACAAACGTTACTGCAGGTACAACTGAAGGCACAGTTCAGACAGTTATCAGAGATTATTTCACGACAAATCTTAATAAGTTTAACTCCACATTTAGACGTTCACAAATCTTGGCTGATATCGATGATGTGAATGCAGCTATTCTTAACTCTCGAATGGATGTTAAAGTTCAACAAAGAATAACTCCAACTTTGTCACAAAATCTTGCATATTCTCTTCAATATCCTGTTGCACTTGCAGCGCCATTGACAACAACACACACTATAACATCAACTCCATTTAACACAAATGGTAAGACATGCACAATCAGAAATAGATTGGGCTCAAACATTCTTGAAGTTGTCACGGCAGATGGTGAGATTGTAATCACAAATATTGGAACATATGATGCAGCAAAAGGCTCTGTCAATATAGTGAGTTTGACTCCAACATCTATTGTCGGCGCAGCATCATATATTAAAATATCGGCTGTTCCTGCTAATCAAAGCACGATAAGACCGTTAAGAAACTATATTCTTACACTTGATACTGAAAAATCATTCGCATCCGCACAAATTGATTATCAAGAGATTAGAGTAACGCTATAATGTCAAATAGATTTGATTACAACGGAAGACTTCCACTTAATCTTATCATTGATAAGACAAAGGAAGCTTTGCCAGAACACTTTGCAACTGAGTACCCAGACTTAGTAAAGTTTCTTGATATCTATTATGACTTTATCGAAAAAGATGATGAAGTGTATTCGTACTTCATTCAAGGATTATATCAAGCAAGGGACTTGAGCACCACACAACTGTCCTCTCTCGATAATATCTTTAAAGAGATTGGCAATAACTCACAATCTGCAGACTTCTTTGCAGATCCAAGGTTTGTTGCTAAAGT